GTAGTGAACAGAGGTAATGATAATGAACCTGATTCGAGCTGATGATTGCTGAGCGGTGAGCAGCCGCTTACAAAAAAACTAAAGATAAAAATTGAGATGGGAAGTGGTGGTGCATTGCTAAGAAAGCACCACCCTTCTTTTCTGGCTCCAAGCACTCTGAGCGGGACTAGACTACTGGTCGAGCGAAGTTGACTTGGGACCAGAAAAGAGGGAACGCAAGTAACCAAGGTGACGCATCATGCAACGGACAGTAAACATTGTGGAGCTTCCTTTGATGCCAGTGCATCGTGCGACGCAAGAGACGATCAAAGCGATCCTCGGAAGTGTCAAGGGTTGTCTGATTACGCGAGAATGGTTCATGTCGCGGTTGGACACGGCTTTTCACTACGGATGCAGCGACGAGGGCGTCGCGTTCTTCAAGCAGGTTCGTGCTCTCCCGAAGGGCTCTTTCATTTCTGTGGAGGAAGTATGAGTAGCGATTTCATCTACGCAAGCCATGAGGCTGCCGAGCTTCGTGAGGAGCTTCGTCTCCTCAAGGAAAAGTACGAAATGTTGGAAACCGGAGTCGAAAAGCTCAAGTCGGAGCTGTTCACGATCGGAAGCGAACGGTATCCAGACGACGACTATTTTTCTGGCATGTGTACGAAGGCTCGTGAGGTTGAGATCCAGTTGCGAATGCTGTTGAAGCGCGTTCAAAGCCTCGGCAAGAAGAAGGGAAAGTGACATGAAGTTCTTGGGACAGGATTTTTCGGTTCGGAAGGTCAAGGCTTGCTTGTGGCAGTGCTCGACATGTGGATGCACCTACATCGTGCAAGAACATGACGTGAAGTGGAGCGAGGTTGATAGCAGTGACCCGCGTGAGCGAAGCATGCAGTATGTTGTATGCGAGGGATGTAAGACGCGTCATTACACTCATGACTTTCAATGGACGCTTGTTCCGGCGTCGCGTCTGGAGGGTCTAGAAACGATTGCCGCGAACCTGGCAGGGGATGCAGACAAGAACCTTTATGGGGCTGATGCCTGGGCGCGAGCTTCTGAGGAAAAGAAGTTTCATTGGCGCTTGAAGGCAGCGAAGTTGCTCTTCGAGAAATCCCCTCAAAACAAGGAGTGAGGGATGACCGATAAAATCATCTACAAGGTTGTATCTTTGCCTGGTGGTGGCAAGGGACGTGGCGCCCCCATATACGAGGGAGGAAAGGTTCTTTTCGTTTCCTTCGATCGATACGAAGCAGAAAAGAAGGTGGATGCTTGGTCGACTCTCAAGATCGAAGTGATCGAGAACATTGAATCAGAAATCGCTCTGAGGATGGCGAAGCTTGATCCCGTAGATTTCCTCCTCCTTGAGAAGGGGTTTCTACAAAAGGTGGCTCGGGCTCACCCAGGGTCAAAAAAGTGAAGAAACTTCTCACGGAAAGACAATGATGAAGAACAGAACTTTTCTTGTTTCGCAAATGGTTTTGAACCTTTTGCTTGTCTTGAGCCTCGTATTTCTTTCGTCGATTGGTTGTCAGGTCAGCCAATCGGATGCCGAAGACGTTCTTGGAGACGAAGGTTTTCATGACGTGGTGGTTGAAGATTGGGCACCTTTCTCATGTAGCGACACACCTTCAAGAGCCATTTTCGAGCGGAGCGCAACGTTGTCAATGCTGATGGCTCGGTGACGGTCCGAGAGGTGCATGGGACGATTTGTTGCGGATGGTGGAAGGACTGCACAGTCCGACATTGAGAAGAAGTATGGAGCATACAAGGCAGTACACGCTATACGATAAATTCACCTTCGACAAACAATCCTTTAGGCAGCTCGTTGAGAACGTCCTCAAGGAATCGAAGATTTCGGATGCCAACGAATTTCAAGTCTTGCAACTTAGAGAAGTTGCAGAGACTTTTCAGGAAAATACCTTCATTTTCCTCTTCCAGGCACTAAACTTTCTTGTTGGAAAAGAAGATTGCGACTTGGAAGTCGCCGAAAAGTTTCTTGAAGCGAAGAAACTGAAGCTTATTCGGGAGATTGAAAATTCTCCTATTCCTGCGCAAACCTCCGCGGGAAAGCCCTCGAAGGCAACATTCATTTTGATGGCAAATCAAAATCACGATAAACAAATTAAGCGCATTCGCGAAAAGAAAATTCGAACCCACTCCTGGGCACATTACCACACTTTTGCCAAAGCCATTAGACTTGGGACGGAGCATGAGTGGAAGTGTCTGGACTGTGGGCAAAAGATTAGCTTCATAAAAGCCGGAGGTTCATCATGACCGACAGTAATCAAAAGTTCATGGATAATTACACGGCAGAGCAAATTGCTATGTCTGAACTTGAACTGACAGATGAGGAAGAGAAGGCAATCGAGCTTTTGAATGCTCGGATTCGCGTGATGGACCCGACGTGGGGCGACAGTCTAAATGACGAAAGTGCAATCCTTCGTGTCGTTCTTGCTTCACGAAAGGTTGGACGATGAAGAATGGACAGTATCTTCGTAAAAATTGAAGATAAAAAGTCCTACTACTGTACTTGGGATGCGGATAGCCGTAAACTGATAATTCAGTCAGGTGGATTGGAAATCAAATCTCACCCGGGAATTGATTTCTTTGAGGCTCTAAAGAAAATCAAGAAGTTCAAAGAAAGTCTGATCGAAGAATAATGAAGTTCTCAAACTCAAGGGACGGTCCTATATTCGTGGTAAGCTTTGCCGAATGTCGTAAAGGTTCGGCGTCGTTTGATAACGAATAGGCAAAGTAAGAGCCACCAACACTAAGAATAAACGAGCGATAAGGACTGGAACAACACCAGTCCTTTTGTGTTTCTTGACCTTGCATGTCCACTGTGAGTCTCTCTAATTGGTTATCTTCCACTCAACAGACCACAATCTCCAGCTTCTTGATATTTCCCTTGATTTCTCCAGCAAAACCTGTTATCTTTGATCCATGAGAGAAAAAGACAATAACCGCAAGTTGAACGTAAAAGAGTTTTGCCCTGTACACAAGGGACAGCCAATGGCAGAAATTGTTCGGGCAGCAAACCCAGAACATTTTTGTTATCTCTGCACGACGGGCATGGCTTTGAATTCTTCCAAGCCACAGTTCATGCCGACCGATTTTGATATTTCGGATGCAGACTTGAAGCTTGGACCAAACATCGATGACTGATATTCAACTCTCATTAGAAGAGATCAAAACGCTTCTAAATGCTTTGAGGCATATGCCTCTGAGTAAAACAGTTGAAGCTTTAGAAGTCAAACTAACTTCAAAATATGAAGTTTTGAAAATGTTTTCCAATGACCATTCACCTACAAGAGACAGCACAGAATGAGTTTCTGCATAAGTTTGTGAAATTCACGCAACGTATGCCCGCCTGGCGTCTTGCAATACTTGGTTCGAAAAGAGAATGTGATCCAAGCTCTTTCCAATACAGGCAGTGGATGCAAACGAAGCATAAAACTTATTCAAGTAAAACTCCACCTTACGAATATGACTACGTCCTTTGGAAGGACCTTGATCCACAAACTGTTTACTTTGTAAGTGAAATCTTTGTTGAGGCTGTTGGACAGAACCCAACAACAAAGTTTCATCTGTTTTCTCCAGAAACAACAACCCTCATCTTTTCTTGCAAGTGGCAAGAAATTGATTTTTATCTTACAAACTGCATCGACGAGCCGATAAAAGAAGAAGGATACATTTATGACATCAGCAACAAACAATTCCGTCGCAATGGTGGCTGAAATGGATGAAGAAGACGCCCAGGAAACCGTTCCTGAAAAGCCTCACCTTATGATGATTATCTTCATTCAGGATAATCGCCCTGACCTTCGAATTTTGGATTCGTGGTCCGACAGCATTCGTACTCTAGCAGAGTTTGAGCTCGATGCTTGTCCAGAGTGTAACTCTGACCCTCGAAATATTGAGGGTTATACAACCTGTCCAACATGCCGACTTGTTGGCAGCGGTCCCGTAGATATTCCTAATCATGTTATCTACTTTGGCAGGGAAATTCCAGAAGGAGAAGAACAATGATTTTGTGGGTAAGTGACAATCTTTATATCCGATGGCTGACGTTTTCGGCTTTCCGTGAGAGTTGGGACAAGGACGTGTTTCCGAATTGGTTCTTTACCAGAAGTAACAACACCCAAGGAGACAAGTTCTTTGTTCTTTTTGGATTTGAGGTAAGTATCTTCGATTGACCTTTAGAATAAATCAAAAGCCTTCGAGGGGCTTTTGATATTTGGAAGGTACCAATCTTCATCTTCTTCTTTTGATGACCACAGAGAGCCTCCTGATGGCTCTGAACGATTGAATGATAATCCATCATGGAGTACGATTGAACAATGACAGTCCTTGACTTTTTCCAAAAAGCTTCGAACCTCTTTGATAAGGTGGTAAGTAAAATCAATCTAAGTAACATGATGGCAGCATTGGCAGGATTTATTTTTGCTCAAAGCTCCTTGTCAGGATTTGGATTATTTCTCTTGGTTTGTTCTGTCATCATATTTTTGATGACAGGCTTCCTCTTAGTTGACAAGAAAGAGATTTCAGCTTTCTTAGAATTGAAAAATCAAGTAGAAGCTGAACAGTCTCGATTGAAGAAAATGATTGACAGTATTCAATCAAAGCATTTGAATACGCAAAGCCTCACAACAAACGAAACAAATCAACCAGCACCTTTGCCCGTACAAGGTTTCGGGTCTTCTGGATATATGCAAACGCCGCCTCTTGCACCACGCAGGCGTCTTCCAATTGTTGAAGACAATCCTCTTGAACAAAAGACTGAAAAAAAGGAAAAACCTTCCCCTTCAACACCACCCCGTCCGCGTCGCAAGACCGGCGCATGAAGGAACGATATGTCGTTAGTTGATAGTAACAAAATTACATCTTCAAAAGTTTTTATTGATGTAAAAAACAAGTATCCGAAACTGGATGGGAAATTTCTGACACTATCAACTCATTCTTATTGGGATGGTCCGATTTCAGGAATTGCCTATGATTTGAGCAAAGACAAAATCTGCTTCTTTGAAGTGTTCGAAGGTGAGATTCTTCAACTAAAATCTGATGCGATGGATCAAGATGATTTTGAAGAATATTCTTGGGGTCGAAGGTATGTCATTTATAACTTCGAAGCAAGCAAAGAGATACTTTTACATGTTCAATATCATGTGAATGCCTTGCTTCGTCCAACAAGGTATTCATGTCAGTTTCCAAAATTGACGGACCTAAAACCTCATCCATTGAGATTTCCAGTTTTGGAAAAATCCGCAAATAAGATAGTTCATAACATGATCGATTCAATTATGAATTACTTTGAAAAAAAGTTAGGTTCGTTCTCTTTTGAAGAGAACGAAATTGTTGGTTGGATTGAATTGGACCAACTTATTTATTCTCTAAGTGAGGTGAAATAACATTTCCTTCAATGATGCATGATCCTCTATGATGTAAAACTGGAACGAGGTCTTACGGACCTCAAAATTACGGGCATGACAGGTTTCGACAGAGAAACACAAGGAATGTATCCACGTTGTATTGGGCGAACATAACCAATCAAATACTGTGTTCAAAAACAAATGCAGAAAACGCATACCTTCCTCTTGCCGCTTGAGTAAGAGGTGTGACAAGCATGAGAAGTCTTCGTAGTTCTTGTTGCATCATTTTAGAAGACTGGTTTTGTAGTGAACCACTTTACCATTAACTACAGAACGAGATTTGGGTAAAGAAAACAGGACAGTTGGTAGATGCGCTGAGCTTCCTGGCAGTCGAACGAAAGTTCCTCAGCAAAAGCGGAAACTACATAGGCAACGTAAAAGAAGTTCTAAGGTTTTTTTGGACACGGGGTTCAATTCCCCGTCGTGTCCTCCAATTCCACCTTTACATTAGCTATTCCATCAATCAAACTGATTATATGGCTAATGTAAAGGTTTTTTGTTTTCAGTGTTCGAAGGAGTTTGAGCGATCTGTACGCGAAGTCAATAGAAACAGAAAGAAGGAGCGGAAGAATTTTTGTTCTCAGAAGTGCGCTGGACAATTCAATAAGAAAAATTTGGGCGAATATTTTGCACAAGGAAATGTAAAGTTTTTGAGAGCGGATAATAGAAAAGATGTTCTTTCTCCGTTTCGTTACTTTTTGAGAAAAGCCAGGGTTCGAAATAATAAGTGGGGAAAACAAGGAACGGATCTTTCTCTTGAATTCTTGAGAGATTTGTGGGTGAAGCAAAGCGGAAAATGTGCCCTAACAAAACTCGAAATGTCATTACCTGAAACGACACGAGATTGGGAGGCAGAGCCTCCTTCACCAAAAAGAGCAAGTCTTGATAGAATTGACGGGAAGAAGCCTTATCAAAAAGGCAATGTTCAATTTGTTTGTTTCATGGCAAATCTCTGCAAAGGATCTTTTTCAGATCAAGAAACTCTATTCTTTTTGAAAGAAATCAAAGAAATAGAGAAATAAAAGACGTCCGTCATGTCCACCAAGTTTAGAAAAGAAAAGAGGCTCAAAAATGAGCCTCTTTTTTCATTTGTAGCCAATGATGGTTATGAATGTTGCACCGCCGGGAGGGATTCCGACAGAATATACAAAAGAACCTCCGGAGATGCCACGATAGATCGGCACAGGATCTCCGGAACTTTCTGTTGTTGTTTCTATTGAAAGACCAACACCTGCTGCATTAACAGGATCAAAATTGAAAGCATTTGAAATTGCCATCGAGGACGAAATAGGTGAAGAGAATGGAAGATTTACTGACATTAGAATGTACTTCCTGTTCTGTAGTTCAATGTTCCGGGAACGGCTCCAACTGATGAACTCCATGGTGCCATAAGTTTCAATGTGGCAGTTCCCCCGGTCGCTCCGAAAATCACGTTATTTTGTGAGTTTACAAGACTGTCTGTTGATAGACCACCAACAATCTTCATCAATGGACTATCAATTGCTCCAAGAAATCCAATTCCGACATTTCCATTGATACAAAGTTGAGGATAAGAAAGTTCTTGAGCTGGTTGTGTTCCAAGGAAAGAGTTCATTGGAACGTTTCCTGGTTTTGCCCACCATTCAACATCAGCAAAAAATGGATTTCCAAGTTGATTGTTTGGCAATGCAATACCACTTGAACCAGACAGCCAAGTAACTGTTGTGATTGAAGTTGAAAAATCATTGGAACTTTCATCATTGGAGCAATAAACAAGTGGAACTTTGCAACCACTTATTCACCAAGAGTAGAAATCTCGTCTTCTATCAAAGTTCCACTTCCAAACTGTGTCATTTGCAGCATTCGGTTTGTATGTCATCAAAATTCCGTCACCTTGCGTGCCAGCAGCAACGTAAAAGTTGAATCTCATTGGATTGGTTGCTCCAAGACCCGAGGCTAACAATCCAACAAGATTTCGACTTCCAGTGAATGTACTATCGGTTGTGTTTCCCATTGGGTAAACATGAAGAATGTTTCCTGCGGAAGCTGATCTCCACATTGTTGAGGTCAGTGTATTGAAAGTATCTGTACCGTTATTGTTAGTCGTCCCATTCCAAGGATTTGTTGTAACTCCTGTATTTGGATTGAAAGATGTGGCTATTTGGAAAATCAAAGGAGAATACAAGGTTGAAGTTGTGTTTCTTTGAAGAGACTGACTTGGTTCTGCACCAATCGTTGTTCCGGTTGCTGCATATCCAAGATACAAATAAAACTCATATGAACGATACGACGAAGAGTTGAACCTCCAAACAGAAAAAGAGTTTCCACCAGAAGCGTTGCCAGTGTCCCAATATCCAACTCCAGTTCCCAAGGCTCCTGAAACAGCAGAACCAGTTCCATAAGCAATTCTTGTTACATGTCCTGCTGTTTGAGCTGCTAATAGAACATTATAGCAAGTAACATAAAGTTCATTTGCGTTTATGTAGTTGTTGTTGATTGAACCACTGTTGGTTACACAATCGACTGCTGCAAAAATAGGCATATTCAATCCTCAAAATAATATTGAGCCAGATTGGCTCGTTGCTGTCCAAAAAGAATTTGAACCTGACCATGGAAGAACAATGACACCTCCAACTGTTGAAGAGTTCTGTAAAGACGCCATCATATGTGTTTGATTACAAGCTAGTGGCAAGATAGACCAAGCAATTCTTACATTGTTTCCCAAGCTTCCAACCATTCCAACTGATCCGGTTCCTGCCGAACCACCCGTACTTCCTGTTGCAACTAAGAAAATTTCATGAGTTTCTTTCTTGTTCAAAAAAGAAGGATCAATTCCCATTGGATTTGCAATAGAAATTATTCCTCCAATTCCTTCTAATGGGAAAGCATAAAGTGTTGCAACATTTGAAGAAGAGAGCGCAATCCCAGCAGCACCAGAACGAATTAGGATGGGATTACTATTACTTTGGAGCGGTCTACTATGGATGCTATCACCACCGACACCAACAATTGGAGCTTTGACTGACCCAGTTAGAGAATCTCTTCGCTTATAAGTTCCAATATAACAAGCATGTTCCAAATAATCAAGACCCCCAGCAGAATATTGGTTATTTGAAAACTGATCTTCTCTAAAGAATGAGAAGAACATTCCATCTAAATCGGTATCATTCCATGAATGTATGTTCATTACATATCGATATGCCGTAGCAATATTTCCTCGATAGTAGATTGCTGCCAAACTATCTTTGTTTGGTCTTTCGTTATTGTTAGCAGGAACAACAAAAAGATCATGTCCAACCGAGCCTGTTACCCATGTTGGAGTTCCTTTTGCATCTGTTCCATTATTGTTTGTTGTGCCGTTCCAAGGGTTTGAAGAAATTCCGGTTGTTGGATCTACGGACGCAGCAATCTGATAAGCCAACATTCCACGATATGTGTTTGGATATGTGGAATCGGCGACTGGAATAAACCCATAAGAAGCCGAAGTATTTCCTAATGTTGCCGTGAACTGACCACCCGCATGTTGAAACAGTATGTAAAAATCAAATGTTCGGTTGCTTCCAGAGTTGAAACGCCAAACAGACCAAGCATTACCTCCACATTGGTTAGCTTCTCCCCAAAAACCAAGACCATTTCCCAAAGCTCCAGAGTTTACATGACCAATATTGTATGCAATTCTTGAAACTTCTCCTGATCCTGTCAAGGTTGAAAGAAATCTAAAGATATTTACATATGCATTCTGCGATTCTACTTCAACAATGTTTGAAGTAGAATATGAAACGCCTGAAGGGTTTAGCAGACAGCGATATAAACCGTGTAGAGCCATAAAAATAAATAGAAGAAAGATGATGAATATGACTAAGTGGGAGTATAAAGTTGAAACTGTTCCAAACATGTTTGTTTGTGAACAAAAATTAGCAGAACATGGGGAGAATGGATGGGAGTTAGTTTCTGTTTTTGAAAGCCAAAGATTCTACAAAATCTTTCTAAAAAGACAAAAGACCTCAAATACTCTTCTTGGGTAATGTTTGAACGGGTTAATTAGGTTGTGGGCAAAAAAGAAAAACAGATTGAAGAAGGAAAAAAAATTCGAGTTCTTACTGAGGTGATTGATCTCCTCATGAAAGAAGTCGAAGAAATTTTCTATTCTGCCGAGACGGCTCATTTGAGTGAAGAAAAACTTGATTTGTTACGAGAAATTCTTTGGAGGAATCTCGAACATGCCTTTTACGAAGGCTCTTCTGAAACGCACGGACTTGAATTAAAGATTGAATTTTTAGAGAAGTTGCTTCAAGATAAGAGACAGAAAGATAAGAAAGAGGATGTTGATGAATTGGAGTAATTGTCCCTGTTGCGGAAACCCTTGTCAGTTATTGTTTATCTCTGCGGAATGCATTACGCCTTCTTGTCAGAACTTCTCTGCACCGCTTCTTTCAAAATACGAAACTCTACAAGGTCAGAAAAACAATTCGATGACACATCCCGAGGAAGATTATGATGAAGATTATGGATATCCTCTGTACTCTTCTTGGTATCAGCAAGACACAGATTGAATAAATGAGGTACTGACATGGAAGACAAACCAGAAATACACATCGTCATAAAAGTTTTGTGTTTTATTTTAGGTTTGTTTTTATTTGTTATTGGTGCCGTTATTGGATTGTTTGGATTGATTCTTTGGAAATGGTTTTCTTTTCCAAAGTTTACTTTTACGTTTTGTTCCATTCCGATACTTCTTTCAATCTTCTTTTTTGGCTATTGCTTCTATGAGAACAATGATGAAGTTGTATTGACTAAACAGCCATCAAAGAAAAAATCATACTACAAAGATGAATGCAATCAAAAAGAAAAAGTTTGTGATGCAGGAAGAAACAACTCCAACACTAGTACAAGAGATAGTTATGCTCCCTTACCATGGGGAAGAGAAACCGGAAGACTTATCTCCGGTTATTACATCGAAAACTCCGGAAGTTTCGACGGAGACACAGAAGGAAGTTGATGTTTTGTTAGCAGACCTTCATGACGCTCAAATCAGAGATATACTTCGCAGACCAAAACTCTTTTTTACAACATCCAATGCCCTTGAAGAGGCACTCATGTTATTGGTTATGATGCGTATCAACTTCCAAAGAAAATATGATCTCAAATCCTTTAGAGAAAATTGGATCAAACAAGAGTTGATTTGGCTTAGTCCGGCATCCTCACTTCATGAAACATTGAATGCAACTGCAATAAATGATGTAGATTTTCACGCCTATCTATTTTCAAAAATGATCAAAGACTTCGATCCAACAATTTTTGCGTGGAGGGAGTTGTGAACCCCAAAAAGAAAAAGAGGAAAATTTTCCAATTTCTTGACGAAGGTGGTTGGGTATGGGAAGAGTACATTACCGATCGCAGATTTTTGAGAGTTTTTACAGCCCCAGGTAGAGGAAAGTGGAAATTTGAATGGTTTTCAACCCTCGAAAAAGGGATTTATGAACCAAGAAAATACAGTGTCCTTGTAATTGGGTCCCCAAAATGGGACATAAATATCACCTCGTTCAAAAGGCTCGAATTGGACGAGTATTACTATGCCACGAAGGCACAGCGTCCAAACCCTTGAAATTATTGAGGAATTTTTTTCGCTGCATTTCTTGAAAATCGTCCCGAGGTATGCTAATGTATAGGAATGAACGAAGCGCCCGACATTTGCCGCGACATGATTTCCATCATCCTTTTGATGACGATTTTCTGCTGGGTTTTTGTGTTCCTTCTTGAGGGACCAGAGCAGGAAATGTCCTCGAATGAGGACATGGAGTCCACGGAGGTGCGCCTTGATTGAGACGATCATGTTGGTGGCGCTTGGATTGAGCACGTTGCCCGCAATGGACTTCGTTCTCCGAGCGATTGTCTGGATGCTCGAAGGTGAAGAGCAAACTCCTCAAGAAAACCCTGACGAAGGTTGGTGAATCATGGGAACCGTTTCTTATCCTCTGACGGATGAAGACCTTTCGCGTCTTTCGCGCCTCTACGAAGAGGGAAAGATCGCAATTTCTCGACAGTCCAAGCTCAAGAATGGCGGGACGAACCTCTACATGACGGATGGGACGTGGAACTATCTGGTTGTGCAAGATCCGCGCGGTGACTGGACTTGGGGTTTCAAGACCGAAGTCTCCTGAAATTGAGCCATGATCGACCTTTCCAACCTAAATCTAACAGAGCAACAAAAGGGGTTGAGATCACTCTATATCTCCGAATGGACAGAGTTTGTAGAGGTTGAAGCCGCGTTTTATAAAAACGTTCTTAGTTCACCACTTGTTTCCCCCTTTTTTGATCTGATCCTTCAATCAGAGAAGCTCCAAATGCTGATCAAGCAGCATAAAATGAGCGGTTCGTTACCTTCGACTATTTGGAACAAAGAGTTGTTTGGTGAACTATATCTCCAAACTTGGAAAACAGAAGTTCTTCGTACAATTGACCCCCTTGTAAAGGGGAAAATCAAACCTATCAAAGGTTTTCTTGATGGGATTGCGGGTGTTCGTTGGCATCTTGATAATATCGCAAACTATGGATTTTGGTATGAGGCAGATGAAGCTTTTGATCAAGAGAATGATGAACTTTATTCATTTCATCATACCATAACACAAAATTCCACTATCTTCTATAGGTTTTTTGAAACCTATCTCGATACACTTGAACAGACTCTTGTAAAGAGCGGAAAAACTCCAAAAAGCATTTACGCGACTGATTTCTATCAGAAATGCGAATCTTTCATGGAGTTTCATCAGATTGTTCACGAGCTTTTGATTGAATCAAAAGTGTCGGGTCGCACCGGCGACCCTGTTGTCATGAAGCAAGTAGCCTCAAGACTAACACAAATTCTTCAAGACGAGTTTCGTAAAACCATTTTCGATAAAAATGGTAACCTAGTTTTGGTACGACGAACCGTGAATTTTCCGGATGTTATTTCCGCGGCAGGAATAAATCCTCCATTTTCTGGAACTCGGAAATGGATTTCAACGGAAAATAAGGTAAGTTGTTTTCCAACATTCCCACAGCGCCTTCTGATACACAGTGGAATGAAGACAATCTCTAATTGGTTATCTTCCATTACTTGAAAATCCTCCTCCGCCCTGCTATCGTTGAAGCATAGGTGACAACATGTCTTCATTTTCTGTCGAAGTAGTTGAGGTTCAAATTAAGCCTCACCAAAATGCTGATACTCTTGAGCTTGCTCAAGTTGGAGAGTATCTTTGCGTTGTCCCGAAGGGAAAGTACAAGTCTGGTGACTTGGTTGCCTATATTCCGGAGCAGTCGCTCGTTCCACTGTCCATTCAACAGGATATCAACGTTGACGGAAAGTTGTCCGGGTCCAACAAGGACAGAGTAAAGGCAATCAAGCTTCGTGGTGTTCTGAGTCAGGGGCTTGTGTATCCCGCTCGTCCGCATTGGAGTCTCGGACAAAACGTTGCGGACGAACTTGGGATTACAAAGTGGGAACCAACTGTGCCTGCATCTATGGCTGGCGAGGTTGCTCACGTTGGAGGGCATCGAACCGTCAAGTATGATGTCGAAAACTTCAAGAAGTATCCAGAGCTTTTTTCCGAAAACGAACAAGTTGTTATGACGGAAAAGCTTCATGGCACTTGGACAATGATCGGTATTATGCCCCCGGCGTGGGAACATCCTGACATTGGAAATACCTTTGTTTCTTCAAAGGGTTTGGCTGCGAAGGGTCTTGCTCTCAAGAACAATGAAGCCAACAAGAATAACCTTTATTGGCGGATTGCCCGAAAGCTCAATCTTGCTGAAAAGTGGTTTCTGTTGAGCGATGAAGTTCGTGAAAGTTTCCTGAATGGAGGAGATAGAATTTTCGTGCTTGGAGAAACTTTCGGGTCTGGTGTACAAGACCTCAAGTACGGAATGACTGGAGATCAGATTGATTTCCGTGTTTTCGATGTCTTCGTCGGTGACAACCGAGAAGGTTTCTACCTTTCGAGTGATGAACTTGACCGTTTTTGTGAAGTTCTGGAACTTACAAGAGTTCCGGTCCTTTATCGTGGTCCTTTCACCAAGGAAAAGCTTTACGAACTTACTGATGGATATGAGACGTATTCTGGTAAGAAGTCTCATATTCGTGAGGGCGTAATTCTTCGTCCAATGGTGGAAACTTGTGCCGAAGGTCTTCCGGGAAATCGCTTGCAACTCAAGAGTGTTTCTGGAGATTATTTGACGCGTAAGGATGGGACGGAATATAACTGATTTCTAACAATTGGAGGAAATATGGATACCATTGCGCCTTTTGAGTTTATTCGTCTAAAGCAGTTGGCAAATGATCTTCTTCATGAGGAGAAGTATCTTATTCGTGACACTGAGTGGCGTGAAAAGCTGGTTGAAGACCTTGCTATCCACTGTCTTACCCTCTCCAAGGGCGAGGAAAAGTTTGTGAAGGACCAAATGTGGAAAATCATTCCACAGTTTCTAAAAAGCCCTGACTTGATGGCGAAGCCCTCTCTTTTCAACTGAATGAGCCTTTGCTCAGCTATTTATTGGCGTGAGCAAAGATAAGCCTTCATATAAACCAACGGCTTCAAATGAAGCAAGGGCTCCAGTGATTTCTTCACTGGAAAACTTGACTTTAATTGCTCGAAAATCACAATCTCTTCATGTAAAAGAGGATGAAAACCCTCTTTTCATTGAAACAGATGAAAAGATTTGGGTTGCTGCACATTTCTGTTTTCAATATGATGAAACCAGAAAAATACATCGACTCCTAATCAAAATAAAAAACAAGTTTTATTCCTGGGAATTCATTGATCCGGGAATGAATATCCATGAACGATTTCAAATTGTAGACCGAGACGAGACTCAAGATTTCAAAAAAACAGAAATTCTTGGGCGCCGAAGACGACTATGACCGAACAAATTAAACTCGCTGCCTGTGTTCTTCTCTATTCTCCAGAAAAGAACCAAATTCTTGCTGTTTCTCGAAAGAATAATCCAAACGATTTTGGACTTCCCGGCGGCAAGATTGAAGAAAATGAAGATGCAACTTCTGCTGCCATCCGAGAACTTTATGAAGAAACCGGATATAAAGCAGACGAACTAACAACTTTCTTCATTTACAAAGTTAAGGGCGAAACAGATTATCTTACTACCACTTTTCTTCCGCGTTGTGACGTGAAAGACTTGGACAAGGTAATTTCATCTTGGAAAGTTGGAAGTCCTCTAAATGGGGAAACAGGTGTTGTAAAGTGGGTGAATCCTGAAATTCTCGTTGAAAGCTCGTCCTTCTCTAGCTACAATCTAAAGCTGTTACGACTTCTTTGGGCAACAAAGTACGTTCATTTCAACATTGATGAAATCCTTGGAATGGATGAAGTTGATTTTGAAGTAAGTCGTGTTCCAAACTTTAGAAATTCTTTCAAAGGATAACAACATGTTTCTTGGCATCTTTCTAATCTCCCTACTTTTTCTTTGGTATCTTGGAGTAAGGAGAATTTGCACCTATTTCTATCTAGCTCAACTTACTTGGCACTTGTTTGGGTTTGGTGAAAAACCTTCGAGGTCATTCATCCCCTTCTATTCAAGTTACCTGAAGTATGTAGGTAAAGACTTTTTGGAAAAACCAGCAACTATCTTACTCATTCCATTCTTTGTTCTAGCTGGAGTATTTATCGGATTTGCCTCCTTTTTCGATGGATATTTTGTCTTTGATGACAAAATGAAGGATGAACTGGAGAAAATTTTTGATGTTTTCTCGGCACCGCGCCCGCTTCTTAGTAGACAAACAGATAAGTTGCTGAAAGTTACATTTACAGGTGCAACAGAAATTCTTTACCAAAACCATTTTTCAAACAAAGGTTTTGAGGAACTGGAAAAGACTTTCATTCCGGAAGTTGAAAACTTTGTAAAGGGAATGAAATCTGGAGATACAAAATGATGTTCAGAGTTCTCGGACCATATACATCAAAAAACATTCTCCAGCGACCCAAACTCAAAAAGAGACTTGAGCAGCTTACCAATGGTGGCTTCGGTCGCAGAGGAAGTACGCTTTATCCGCTTCTACAGCATCTTACAGCAAAAAGCAAACATAAGTTTTGGTTGGCTTGGCATGAAGGTGAAGTAATTGGGTGGATCTGGTTAGAAGCACCAAGTAAACGAACATTCTACATGAACAATAGATTGCAAACAATCTATGTTTCCACAATTGGAACGTTTGTTCATCATGACTTTAGAAGAAAGGGAGTCGGGACAAGATTGCTTGACAGACTTGCCGAACAAACACCGAAGAAAGTTCTCTTCGTAGAAGAAGCCTGGAATCAGGCAGGAATTAATTTTTATGAAAAAATCAGTGATAGAAAACTCCTTTATTAGTCTATTTTTAGTTGCTTGTGCATCCCCCACGCCTCCACCTGCACAACCGACCACAAACTATCTGATCGAACACCAGCAACAGCAGTGTGCAGATTTCGTACAGGAATACGAAACAGCTCTTAGATGGTGCGAAACCTCACAGAATATAAGTGAGGGAAGCAGGCAAGCTTCGTGCCAAACTGCAAGGGCTTGGGAGCGTGACTGTACCCAAACGGGGACGGATGCTGGTGTTCAGGATGCTGGTCCGACCGACACAGGTATCGATGCTGATACCTCTGTCCCTGAGTGAGGGCAGGGAAAAATTCCCTGCAATTACACATACTTAGCATTACTTGAAAATCCTTCCCGGCTATGCTATATTAAAATCATGGCGAACACCGGAAAGAACTATCGAGGCTGTCAGTTCAAGTTGGACGGCGAAACCTTCACGATCCAAGACCAGTCTTGGGATGCTGTCGGACTGCTCGTTTGGTTCGAAAATGACGGAACCAAGTGGGTCTATTTCTCGGAAATCGAAGACCTTCTTCTTTCTCAGCCGGAGTGAAAAACATGGAAATTCAGGATCGATTCGACTGCCACATTCAGCGTGTTCGCTGCATGCTTGGCTACGACTGCACTCCGGAGGAAATCTTTTCTCACCTTTGTGAGAGTGACCCGACGATCACTTCGTCCGATGTTTTCCTGCTTTTGAAGGCAGCAGAAATTCTCAACAAGGAGCCCTAATGTCCGCACCGATCTCTCTCGTTGGCAATGCGCTTTGGAAGCGCCGTTACTCACGCTTGAAGAAGCGTTATCGTTGCGTTTCGCATAGCGCATCTTCTGACGTCCTTTTGCGAAAGGATGCTCGTCGCGTGATGCGATCGAATGCCCGTTTCGCTGCTGACCTTCGAGGAGATTGGTGATGATCAAAAAGTTGCAGGACTTTTGGGACGACCATGGCGAGACGATCGCAATCATGTCTTTGATTGTTGGGTTTGCAATTGTGTTGATGGCAATTCTGTTCCTTGCCAAACCCGATCCGAGCGAGGTCATCCGCGTCCAATGCTCACAGTTTTGTGAGGGGAAAGCTTCGATGCATTTCGAGGTGCAAGAGGATTCTTTCAGTTGCTCATGCAACGAGCAGTGAACACAATGGACCTTTCCACTCCACAGTTTCAAGAACTTGAGAGCAACTTGTATGTTGCTCTCGTTCAGCTTTTCGAGAGCGAAAAGAGGCGAACACTAATTTTTCAAATTGATGGTCGCTCAGGGTATTTTCGAGTGGAATGGGGCGTTGAACAGATTGCAATCGACGACGGTAAAGGTTTCAAAACCCTTGAAGAGGCTCAGAAGTTTGTCGAGCTTTACTTGAGTGCTTGTCGCGTTCAACAAACGGTCACGCCCCGTCTTCCCAAAAATTGGCGCCTATAGCAATAATTGAAAATCCTCACAGTCTGTGCTAGGCTGTAAGTATAGGAGAAAATCATGGGTATCGGACCTTTCAAGAGTACGCGTGGCGACGACTTCGACTATGCCCCTTCGGCTCCGCCGACTCGGACAGTTTACGTTGCGATTCCACAGGAACCTCGTGTGGTTTCGGGAAATCCAAACCCCTCGAACTACGAGGTGCTTCGTTCTCACCAGATCGGAAAGAATCTGGTCGTTGAGTTGAAGTATCCAGACTGCACGAATTACGAGGGACGAAAGATCATGGTCTATAAGAACCTGACGATCAGCAAGTTGCTTGGGCAAAAGTTGGTCGACCCTCACTTTGCAAAGGGTGGAAAGTTTCGTTCTCCCATTGCTCGATTCGAACCGACCGAAGATGGTTGGAAACTCGCTTGCGCTATCGCAACGATGATTTCGTGAAAGGAAACTGTCATGCTTGGTACTGCCATTGCTCTAGCTTCGAAGGTTCATGAAAACCAGAGGGATAAGGGCGGGAAGCCTTACATCCTTCATCCTTTGCGTCTAATGATGCGCCTTCGCTCGGATGATGAAGAACTCATGAGTATTGCTGTACTCCATGACGTTGTGGAGGATAGTGATGTTACGCTCGAAGACCTGACCAAGATGGGATTTTCTTCTCGCGTGACTGATGCTCTTGACCTCCTCACCCACAAGAAGGGTGATAGTTACGAGGTCTACATCCGAAAGATTGGAACCAGTCGGGATGCAACCTTGGTAAAGTTGGAGGACCTTCGAGACAACAGCGACATTACTCGCTTGAAGGGTCTGTCCGAGAAGGACCACGCTCGTCTCATGAAGTACAACAAATCTTTTGTATACCTCACTGGCGTGATGGATCTATGGAAAAAGACGAACATCTAACGGAACCAGCAAAAGTAATTTTGGCTTTGATCAAAAATGGGGTGACAAGTGAAGAATGGTTCGCTCCAATGAAAGATCAAAGCCCGGATTATATTTGTCCGGATTTCAATCTAAGGAAGGATGATCTTTATCTTCTTTGGATTGAGTGCGAAATTGAACATGGATTTGAAGAACTTGAGCTCTTTCATCAAGAGCTTGATAAGTTGGAAGCAAATCTTTCAGAAGAATGATCATTCATAGTTTCTTCATGACATACTTACTGTCATGATCAAAGACATGAAAGATTTAGAAGACCGCCTGGGACTTGAACCAAAAGTGAAGACCAAAGAAGAAAAAAAGAGTGTAAAGTCTTACCGAGTAATGGTTGGAATTGTCATCGCAATGACTGTTCTGGCTCTTTTCTTTGTTGTTCTTGGCATCCTCAAACATGAAGAAGTTGGATTGTTGAAAGCAACATGGTCTGGCGACCGTGTTGTAAGTTATTCTCAAACAGAGGGTGAAGATATTCTTTGGACAATGGATACATTGCCTCTTCCTGTCTTTGCTGAAAATGGAAACAGAGATAGACGTCGTGCTTTGAGTGTTGCTGTAAGAAATACAAACAGTCAAGTTGGATGCACAGTTCTTCGTGAAACAACCAAAAGAGCAGAAGCTCGCGTTTTCGTAAATCTTGAGGGCGCAATTCCTGTTGGTGAAGGTCACGGTGAGGGTGGAAGCGTCACCCACTTTCTTGAAGATGGAGAACAAAAAGCTTCTCTAACTCTTTATGGGGTTCCAACAATTGATTTGATGGCTCTTACTTTAGAGCATGAACTTGGACATGTTCTTGGACTTGGACATGATGATTTTGAAATGTCTCTGATGTTTCCAGAAATCACAGACAATTCTGTTGGTACAATGCGTATGACAGATAATGACAGAAAACTTCTTCGCAGTCTTTACTGCGATTGATCACACCATAATCAACCAACCATGGCACATTTCTTGAAAATCCATCAGGAATGTGCCATAATCTTTTGAGAGAGGAATTGGAATGTACACAGCGTTGGTTCTAAACGATAAGTCTCATCTAAAACTTGTCGAAAAGATGAAGCATCTTATCCCCGAGGGTTGGGAGGTTATTGCTCATCATATGACAATTAACATTGGAAATATTTCCAATGGTCCTCTTGCTCGTTTTCCAAAAGCTGTGGGGACATTTGAAACTCTTATAGTTTCTTCCTGGGCAATAGACGACAGGGTTCTTGCTGTCGGAGTTGAGGGAGTAACTCCCTCAACAAACAAGATAAAGCATATCACAATTGCTGTGAATCGAAATGGTGGAGGAAAACCATTTCACAGCAATGAACTTACAAATTGGCAACCTATTTCTGATCCTTTCTCTTTGAGGGGTCAAATTCTGGAAGTAAAATGACACAGGCACCGACCTTAGACGGACTTTCAAAAGAAGAAATTCGAGAAACCTTGAATGAAGTAAGAATGCCCTTCTCTGTGGCTGTGTGGGGAAGTACAAACTACTTCAATATGGGTTCTATCATTAGAACTTCCCATTCCTTCTTAGCGAAGGAAATATTTCTTGTTGATATTCCGGGCGGATTTTACAAGAAGGCAACAATGGGAACCCATAAATGGGAAAACTTGTTCAAGGTCAATTCCGAAGAATTTTTGAGGCTTGCTGATAAGCGTCCTATCATTGCTTTTGAGAAGCGAGAAGGACTTGATGGCAAAGACCTACAGTATTTCCAATATCCACAGGACCCTATTCTGTTATTCGGATGCGAAAAGGAAGGGATTCCTCAGCATCTTCTTGAAAAAGCCGCAGACATTGTCTATATTCCAATGTGGGGCTTGCACAATGACTTCAATCTGGCTGTGGCAGTTGGCATGGCTTTGTATGATTGGAGACTGAAAAAAGAAAGAAAACTATGAAACAATATCCATCTATTCAAGTAGACGGTTTTGATACTTCTAGACCATATTATGTCTTTGACAAAATTGATGGTTCTAATATTCGAGCTGAATGGGACCGAAAGAAAGGTTTTCATAAGTTCGGATCGAGGAAAGTTCTTTTGAGTGAGAGTAGTGCTGTTGCTTTAGCAAAAGAACTTATTCTTGCTCAAAGTTCAAAACTTGAGAAGTGTCTGAATGATCTACGAATTCAACAATGCACATTGTTTTTTGAATTCTTTGGGGACAATTCTTTTGCTGGGGTTCACGAAGAAGGAAACGAAGATAACAAGAGAGTTTATCTTTTGGATGTTGACGTTTTCAAGCAGGGAATGCTTGATCCTAAAGAGTTTTTGAAGACTTTTTCCGGACAAGTTCTAACTCCAACCTTGATCCATCATGGTTTTGTGAACCAAATTTTCCTTCGTGATGTTGAAGAAAGGAAAATTTCTGGAATGACCTATGAAGGAATTGTTGGAAAAGCCTTCGGAGGAAGACAGAAACCACTTTTGATGTTCAAACACAAAAGCAATGACTGGAAAGCGCACGTGAAAAATCTTTATGGGGAGAAATGCGATGCCCTTTGAATACGATTTTGATGATTTGGAGAGTGATGAAGAAAAGCTCGAACTCAAGGAATGGAAGAAAAAGAATGGGTACATTCTCTGTCAGCACCTTCCAGGTGGAAGTTTGATTACAATCATTCGAAAGTGGGCATGGGATGAATTTGTTGACGAAAACTATTGGTCTGTTGATGGCTACCTCGACAAGGACGCACTCTACTTTCGCATCTTTGGACTTGAAGCGACTTTGATATATCCTTTGTGGTTTGCCAAATTTCTCAAAAGTTTGAGAGGGAAAAATGAAAATTACTGATACGATTTATGCCTATGATCCGGTAACACAAAAACAAATTCATATGAAGTTGAAAGAAGTTACTTCGATTGGAAAGAACTTGAATACGGTTCTTGCTTCAAATGCGGCTGCTCTCAAAGAGTTTGAGAACCCCGATCTTCCATTGCCTTTCTTTGCTGACCTAAAAAACAGGGCTTTGAATGTTTTTGAAATGGAGGGAACTTTGGAAGAAGTCGTGGATGAACTCTATGAACTTTCTTTGGAGGTCTTTACAAGGATTGACTCCAATCCTTACAAGGTTCTTGCAAATAGGAAACTTCGAGAGGAAGCTGAAAAGACTTTTGATGCGATTGCAAGCTGTATTAGGTCTTTTGTAGACGGACAATAATTCACAAACACATCACAAACAACCAAAAAGAAAAGGAGCCATTCGGCTCCTTTTTCTCATTTATCTATTGAATGTTCAAATGCCCGGATATCCAAATGTTCCTTCAAGGGAAGCACTGTTATAGTGCAAGGACTGCGTTAGGAATGGAAACCTTTCACGTGGGATGGTTGTCAATCCAGCAACAACTTCATAGGTGGCTGAACTCGGTGATCGAACAAACAAAGTCTTGCATCTAATGTCAAATGTTTGACTGGAAGATGGAAAGACAGTGATTTTATTTGTGCCCTGTAAGCCTGCCGTTGTAAATCCAAACTCAATTACTCCTGCGCTCAAATTCTTCACTGTGAAGAAGTTTGTTACATATGGAAATTCAATTGATGAAATGGTTGTTGAAGCTGCGGATTGCGTGACATATGGAAGTCCCGAAGCTTGATATTCAGCTACATTGTTTGGACCACTTGAAGGATAGTTGAAAGGACCTCTTGACATTAGTTTCTCCAGATTTCACGCTTAATTAGCAAACTCAGAAAGAACCACCTTCAACAATTCGAAAACTATCAGCGGACAACCAGGCAACTTTTTGATATTCATCAAAAAAGACCGGATAAATCATGATACTGTCATTTCCAAGTCCTAATTGATTTTTTATACCAATCGCTCCAGCAGGAACCTTAATTCCATCTCCGTCAATCTTTCCAAGACTTCCAGGCTTCACTCCACCGACAGGACGAACAAGAACATTGTTCTTTGCATCGGTTATGTAATAACCAGGGCGTGTTGGATCTAAAATTGGTTCAAACACTGCAACATTTTTACCCTCATCAAATTGATGAACTTTTATGACGTCACCTTTTGCCATACTTCACTCTTCCTCTTCTTCACTTACAATTATTGAGTTACAAGTAAGCATCAAACCGACAATTGAGGCGGCATGTTCTAAAGCATATCTTGTAACTTTGACCGGATCGATAATCCCAACATCAATCATATCGACAAACTTATGAGTTGCTGCATCATATCCATAACGCATTGAAGCAGTAATTGCATCTTTCTCTGAATCAAGAATTTTGTCTGCATCTTTTACAGCAAGAAGCTTTTCAACTGTAGCTGCATGTGTTGTATCAAGCCAAACATATTTCTTTTGATTCTCAATAAGATTGTGTTTTACGATCTCAAATGAAGCTCCGGTGTTTTCAACAATCTGTTTCATTGGAGCCTCACATGCAGAAATGACGATTTCAACTCCAGCAATCAAATCATCATTCTTTCCCAAATTTCTCAACAGAGCAGGATATTTCTTTAGATGTTGAGCCGTATAAAACAAAGCACATCCACCTCCGGAAACTATTCCTTCTTGCGCAGCAGCTTGTGTTGCATTCACTGCATCCTCTACTCGGTCTTTCTTTTCCAAGATTTCAACTTCTGTAGAGCCGCCAACTCGAATAACAGCCACACCACCTGATAACTTTGCAAGTCTTGAACGAAGTTTGTTCAAACTCAATTCATCAAGATTTGGATTGTCGAGTTGTGTTCGGAGCAAATCAACACGTTCTTTTACACTATCTGCCTTGTCGTCGTGAGCAATGAAAGTTGTTCCATTTTTTCCAACAACAATCTTCTTGGCAGAGCCAAGATGTTCAAGTTTCATATTTGCCAATGAAGTTGTTGAGGCAGAACCAATGACTTCGCCACCAGTAAGACTTCTAATGTCATTGAGAATATCAATACGATATTCTCCATAACTTGGAGTCTTCACTGCACACACTTTTAGAATGCCCTTCATCTTATTTGCAATCAAAGTGTGAAGAGCCTCACCCTCAACACTATCAGCAAAGATCACAACAGGTCGATCTGTTTCAAGAATTCTTTCAAGGATTGAAACAATGTCTTTGTTTGCTGAAATGTTGTTGGTTGTAAGCAGTACGTAAGGATTCTCAAATTCACAAACGCTCTTTTCAGCGTTTGTTACAAAATATGGAGAACAATATCCGGCATCAACTTGCATTCCCTCAGCCAAATCAAGTGTTGTATGAGTTGATTTAGCTAACTCAATTGAAACTAGTCCATTTGGTCCAACTGAAGTGATTGCTTCAGCTAAGAGTTTTCCGATTTCATCATCACCATTTGCAGAAATGGTTCCAACGTTTTTGATATCTTTTGCATCACGACATTTGATAGCTGATCCCATCAAAAATGACAGAGCCTCTTCTTTTGCCAGGTCGATTCCTTTTTTCAATTCAATAGCTGAACGTCCTGAAGACATTTGTTTGAATCCATTCTCTAGAATGGAATGAGCTAAAACAGTTGATGAAGTTGTTCCATCTCCTGCCATCTCATTTGTTTTGGAAGCGACCTCTTTTATAAGTTCAGCACCAACACTTTCGAGCTTGTCTTTTAATTTGATTGAACGAGCAACGGTGACTCCATCTTTTGTGATGTAAGGAGAACCATTTTCATTGTCAATAATGACATTATGACCTGATGGACCCATGGTTGATCTTACAGCTTGAGCAAGAATGGTGGCTCCATCTAGAAGCTTTTTATGACCTTCATGCCCAAAAACAACTTTCTTTTTCATTACTTGTTCACTCCACTTCAATTGACCCATCAGGTCTTAGTTTCATTTTTTCGTTTTCTTCAAACTCGCCATCAAAATCATCGTCAGCTTGAAGAGCTTGTTTCAACTCTTCTCTATCAAAAATCCTTTGCCTTTTTGGGTTTGGCATCGGACGTTGAACTGGATGAGACTGTGGTGGAGAAGTGCCCTCAATCTCTTGAATCATAGCCTCTGGATCAAGCCTGTCTGTTGTTGAATTTTGGCTTCGTGCTGATGGTGTTTTTGGATACCATTTATTTTGCAAAGAAGCTGCATTCTCAATCAAACTTTGAACGAATTCCTGAAATCTTAGGTTCATTACGTCACGAACCTCTTCGAGAGTTCCAAAGAGTTCTCCATCAACTTTGTGTGACTCGATTACTCTTTGTTTCCCTGGAGGTCCGTATTGAACTGTCCAAGTTACTTCTTCTGCATCAAGGTGGATTGTTCTATGTTCTTTGATGACAAGAGCAGGGAGAACGGCTTGTGCCTTATTTGAAAGAATGTAGACAACTTGTCCAACATTTAGCTTTTTCAAAGGCATTTATCACCTACGACGATTTTGAAGCTCAGAAATGTAGTCCTCTGTTAGAACAAGTACATTTTCATTATTTGAAGTTGTTTTTCTTTCATATACAGTGAACTCAAGAGAAGAGATCATCTTCCTAAGTTTTTGATCTGTCTCATGTCCGCCATATGTCTCAAAGAGATAAAGCAACTTCTTTACTACTGACTCGTGTAACTTCATTTTTTCAATCCTTTTTTTGCTTGTTCAAGAGCATCTTGAACCATTTCTTTTGCTTTTCCACTCAAATTCTTATCTGCCAAATTCTTTTCTGTTTCAAGGATTACATCCTTCAAAATTTCTCGTCCGGCTTTCTTGGCTTCTTTCAATGGTTTCAATCCAAGAGAAACACGTACATCATCATAAAGTTTCGGAGAAAGTTTTTCCTTCAAGGTTGTCATATTGACATAACTGTGCATGTAAGCATCATAAAGCGGACAGTCGTTACCTTCCATGTCTGGTTCGAACTCTCCAGTAAGTTTGTACTCTTGAACAAACAACATTTCTGGCATAGTTTCATCAACACCGACTTCAATGTAAGGAAGAGCACTTTCCCAAGAACCGTCCATTGATTGCTCGTAAAGAAGTACAGGAACTTTATCTAACTTTTTCAAACTCATACAGAAAACTCCTGAACGGATAAAATTGTTCCTGAACCCGAATATTGTGTGACCACAACTTTGACGCCAGGATCATGTCCTACAGCATCGCCACTCAAAAAGATTACTACAGGAGTAGCTTCGGTAAGATTTTTCACAGCCTTCTTTAGTTGGCGAGAAACCTTCTTTCTTTCTTCCTCGGAAACCTCTACTGGGGTTTTATAAAACACTGTTGCATTTACACTCATTCAAACCTCAATCTACCAAATCATCTTTTTCAAGAATGTCAACAAATGCGTCGAAAGCGTCTTTGTGATCGACCTTTTCTCTGATCTTTACCATTCTAATCGCTTGCTTGAGAGTTTTCACATCAAGCTTGTCGGAAAACTCCTCTACCAAATTTTTCTTATCTTCATTGAGCAACGTGATTTCATTCTCAATGTTTGTCAATCGCTTCATAAACTCCCGAACTGTTTCTTTTAGTTCAGAAAGTTCGGTTGGTTGTCTATCTGTCATGAAAAAACCTCCTAAACACTTAGGAGGTTGATGAAAATAACCAAAGTTGTATTGAAAATTGTTACTTTAGAGCAGAAATGCGTTTAATTGTATTCAAAATGTCATTTTTTGCGTTTGGAAGTTTTTGAGAAAGGTCGTTCAACTGTTTCAAATAAACAGCTTTGAAAACATTTTGAATTTCTTTCATTGAAGCTTGGTCAAGTTTTGCTTGTTCTTCTTTTGAAATAGTTTTATCTTGTTTATCAATTATTGTTTGTATTTTTGAAGCCAATTCGGGTCCAACAATCTTTTGCATTGTTTGAAGACTGTCAGCTTTCATAACAGCTTCAATTCTTTTCACAAGAGCATCAAGAGCTCCTTGTCTCATTTGTTTTGTAATGGGACTAGAGTTCATTGCTTTGACAAAGTCAGGATTTTGAAGAAGTTGGTTTAGATTTGGTGGTTGTTTTTGTGTTGTAGGTTGAGGTTGAGGAGCTTGTTGTTCAAAAATCTTTCCCTCCCCAATCGAACCTAGAGCAACGTCAGCAGACATGTCATAGCTACCATCTCCAGAAACCGTAGCAGCCTTTCCACCGCCCAAAGAAAAATTCTTCGCAGCCTTGGTCCACCAATTCTTCCAACGCCCTACAGCGGCTCCTGCTTTAGGAGAAACGGCACCAACGATTGGTTCAGCAAGAGCTAGAGCTGCTGAAGGTGCTTTGGGTGCTATCTTGTAAGAAATTGTTGAAGTCGGATCAAGTGCGAACATGAAAAGGGGAAGGTCAGAGTTTTTCAATGCTTCCATATTCTTTTGAATAATGTCTTGGTATTTTGCGTCGATGTTTCCCATCAAAGCCTTTTCATCATTTTTGAATTTTTCCCAATCATATTCAACACCCGGAATCATCAAACCACGAAGTTCATCAAAGGTTGATTTGATTGCGTTTGTTGTTTTTGCTCCGAGACTCTCAACGCCCCATGCAGCAGAGCGCATCACATCTGCAAAAGGAGAAAGGAAGCCTCCAAGAAGACTTTCTTCTTCACGAAGAACTTGATCAATACTTTCTTCAATGATTGCTTCGAGAAGCTTTTCTTTTAGCTTTTTTTCTTTTTCTTTTTTTGACATTTGACTTCCCTTTGCTAAATAGCTTCCTCTGTTCATTGATGATTTGTAATCCCCAACCAGAAGGTCTTCTGATCCAATCTTCCGGATGTTTATCTTCCTCTGCGAGAACAAGCTCAATTCCCGTTTGTGACTTCCAAAACTTGATTACTTCTTTTTCAAAATCATTGATGCTATGTTTTTTTGTACTGTAATGTCTTCTTGTAAAGAGTTTTCTTTCTTTTGGGGGAAATAGTTTGACAATTTCAGTTTTGACACGAACCCAATCATCTGTTGTGTTTTGAACAAATGATGAAACGTAGATAATCCGGTCTTTTTGGTTTTGAGACAGAATGTTAGACATATGAGTAATTATGTGTTGAATATGTTCTGATATTCAGTGGAACATAACCAATTAGAGAGACTACAGTCTATGCTCAAGAGCAAGGACTATTTAGACAGTATTCATTATGGCAAATCCTAAAGACTTCTACAAGAGACTGACAAAGTTATTTCGATCTGGTCCGTCGATTACAAGAAAAATCAAGAACATTGATACCAAGGCTATGTTCGATAATGACATTCTTCGAAACAACATTGGATACAGAGCAGGAGCACCATTTGGAAGAGAAGCTTCACCATTCTCAGTTCTTGGTTCTTATGGAATGATTGATCGTTTCGCTCGTTACAGTGAATTCGTTGAAATGGAAAACACTGCTGAGATTGCTACTGCTTTGAACATTTATGCAGACGAAATCTCATCTGTTGATGATAGAGGCAGAAGTCTTCATATCTTTAGTGAAAATAGTGAAATCAAGAAAACCTTAGATGAACTTTTTTATGATATCATCAATGTTGAATTCAATCTCAGACCATGGGTAAGAAATCTCTGTAAGTTCGGAGATTTCTTTCTTTACAATGAAATCATTCCAGAACATGGTATAATCAACGTTGTTCCGATTCCTGTTGACCAAGTTGAAAGAGTGGAAGGATATGATCCAGAAGATCCATACGCCGTCCGCTTCAAATGGTTGACTCATGGAGGAAAGATTTTGGAGAACTGGCAAGTTACTCATTTCCGTATTCTTGGAAATGACAGGTTCCTTCCATACGGTTCCTCAATCTTGGACCCAGCTCGAAGAGTTTGGCATCAACTTGGAATGCTTGAAGATGCCATGTTGGTTTATAGAATTGTTAGAAGTCCTGAACGCCGAGTATTCTATGTTGACGTAGCAAACATTGCTCCAAACGACATTCCAAGTTACATGGAAGGTGTAAAGAGCCAACTTTCTTCAAAGAACATGGTTGAAAAAATGTCAGGTCGTGAAGACCGACGATGGAATCCTGTTTCTGTTCTTGAAGACTATTGGGTTCCAAAAAGAGGTGCTAACGAAGCTACAAAGATCGAAACTCTTCCTGGGGGTACTAACAATACAGCGATTGAAGACGTTGAATACATTCAACGTAAATTGTTTTCTGCTTTGCAAGTTCCAAAAGCTTACCTTGGTTTCGATGAAGCTCTTGGTGGCAAAGCAACATTAGCACAAGAAGATATTCGTTTCAGTAGAACAGTTTCAATCTTTCAAAAGATGGTTATTGCAGAGTTGAACAAAATTGCAATGCTTCATCTTTATGCAAGAGGTTTTGATGGAGAAGACCTTGTTAATTTTGAAATCAAATTGTCAAATCCTTCATCTGTGGCAGTTCAACAAAAGTTGGATTTGTGGAAGAACAGATTTGAAATTGGTGGAGCAGCAAAAGAAACCAAGCTTGTTGATGAGAATTGGATCAAAAAGAACATTCTCGGATTGACTTCACAAGAAATGGCAGATATTGAGATTGGTCTTAGAAGAGACAAGATTTCTGAGGCTGAAATCGAGACTATTACCGCAGAAAACCTTCCTCAACAACAGCAACGTGATGTTGATCCGTTTGATCCTTCTGCATACTCTCAAACTTCTGTAGAAAGAGAGCCTTCAAAACAAATTGTAAATCAACCTCAAACACAAGGAGAAGTTGATTATCTTGCAGCCCTCAATCCTACACCAAAAAACCAAGATGGGGACACTGCACCTCTTTTGGGTTCAGGTGAACGTGGTCAACTTCCAATCGGAGCTTCTGCTACACCAATTCTTGACAGAAACAAGAAAAACTACCAAAGAAGAGCCGGTTCAATTCAAAATCTAAATCCAGACTTTGCTTCTATGTTGTCACCATCAAATAGAGACGCTGAAGATCCGTATGATTTGGAATATCTTAGAAACCCTCTAAGAAAAGAAAGTATCACAATCAAGGATCTTCTAAGGGCAGATTTGGAAAGTGAAATCCGTTCTGTTTTGAAGCCGTCAGCCATAATCTCCAAGAGTATGAGATCAATCTTTGATAGCTTTGACAGACACCACAAAGTATCAAAGGTTTTGAATGAAGAGCAAGAAATCGATTTCACTTTGACCGATGAAAAGTCTTCCGTTGAACAACTACTTGAAGAAGTAGACTTTGAGGGCTTAGAACTTAGTGAAACTGATGAAATGGAGCAAAAAATAAAAGAAGAATTGGAAAATTCGTCTTCTTGAAAAACTCTTCTATAATTAAACAAAGATTTGGCTGAAGGAATAGCCCAAATGGCTTTTAAACACAACAAAAAAAGAAACATTGGATTATTGACTGAGTTTGTCTCACAACACATTTCTCACTGTGTCCTTGCACAGGATGAGAAAGGAGTTGATAAGGCTATTGTTCTTTGGAAGAATGCTCTAAGACCTGGCACTGAAATGAATAAAGAATTTCTTGCCTTCAAAGCACTTCATGGTTCAAAATTCAAAAACAAAGAGATTGCTTTGAAACTAATGGAACAAGTCAAATCTCATGTGAAGAAGTTGGACAACAAAAAGTTGGAAACTGAAAAGAATGCCTTCATTCAAAACGTCAACTTCAAACTAAATGATCCAGAGTTTTGGAATCGTTCCATCAATGAATACAAAGAACTTGCTAGCATTCAAATTCTTTTGAATTATTGGAAGTCAAATGAAACTCTTCTGGAAAGTGCTTCTGATGTTGCCTCACTAGAAGAAACTGTTTTGTCATGGCTTCTTCGAGAGAAGAAAGAGAACGAAGGAGATCCATCTTGTTTGTCAATGACACAAGATGACATAAACGGACTTGCTTATCAGATTATGACAAACAAGTTCAACAGCAAATATGAAACTAGTTTGAACGAAGATCAAAAGCAGATTATCAAGTTGTTTTTTGGAGGCTCACAAGAACATCAAAAACAACTTGTTTCAAAGCTTGAAGAAATCAAAAGCAAAGCACTTCGTATTTTTGAAGATGCAAAATCTAATGAAGAATTCAAGAAACCACTTCTTGAAAAACTCTCTTCTATCAAATCTATCTTAGATGAGTATGACACATCATCTATCAATGAAGCAACCATCAAAATGTATATGATTGTCAGCAAGTTCGAAAAGGAGTATTTCAATGGCTAAATTTCTAAAAGAGTTTGCTGAGTTTGAATATGAGAAGTTGTATGACGAAACCGAAGGACAAAAAAAGGTTCGTCGTTCAAAATACGGAAACATGCTTGTACGTGGAGTCCTTCAAAGAGCAAATACTCAAAATGCAAATGGACGAGTTTATCCACTTGATGTTCTTAGGCGCGAAGTTTCAAACTATAAGAAACTAATCGATGAACGCCGAGCAACAGGAGAACTTGATCATGCAGACGAACCAACTGTAAACCTAAAGTTTGTTTCTCACGTCATTACAGATGTTTGGTGGGAAGACGATGTTGTTTATGGTGAAGTTGAAATTCTTGAAAACATGGACCAAGGAAGACAATTGAAGGTTCTGTTTGAGAATGACATCAAGGTCGGAATTTCTTCTCGTGCATTGGGCTCTGTCGAACGACATGGAGATGTAAATGTTGTTCAAGACGACCTTCAACTTATTTGTTGGGATTTTGTCTCTGAACCTTCCACTCCGGGCGCCTTCATGTTTAAAGAAGGAAAGGAAGTTGATGTTAGCTCACTTCAAGGTTTCTTCAAAAAGAGTGACATGATTGATCGTGTAGCAAATGAAGTTCTCGACTTTCACGAACAGATCAAAAAGGGTAATAAAAAATGAAAATGTCAGGTAAGCAATTCAAATCACTAATCAAAGAGTGTTTGAAAGAATTAATTCAAGAAGGTCATTTTCAACAAATGATGATGGAAAGCATGAAGCAAGTTTCAATGCCTTCTAATCCTCAAATAATGCCTCCACAAAACGGTTTCCCGCAGCCTCACTATAACCAAATGATGCACGGACACCCAGCCGCAGGAGCTATTTCAACATTGGCTTCGAATATGGCAAAAGGCAATCCAAATCAAATGAGTGCTCTCTACGAAATATTTTCAGACACGGCTGCAAACCATCCTCACGTTTTGGGAGATAGGCACGCTCAACACATGGGCGTTCTTCAACAAGGAATGCACCAAAGTTATCAAGAAAACTATCAACAGCCTCACATGCTTCAAGAACAACAAGAAATGCCAACGCCAGTTGCTCCTCCTCGTCAAGAAGGACAGTTTGCTTCTCGTTGGGCAGAGCTTGCATTCTCTAAGTCTCAAAGACCTCGTTGATTTTGATTTTGAACGTATATTTAGAAAAAGCTAAGGAGCTATTCAATGCCTTCACACAAACAAATCAAAGTCGAACCACCAGTAAGAACATTCGGAATGGGATCCAGTGATACAAGAGATATGCAAATTCTCTATCCAGGCTCTCCTGTGTATTCTGGTGAATACAAAGACGCCCAAGTTACTGCTTTGGCACAAAGCTTCCAAGATGGAACAATTAGTGATGAGGGACATACGTTTGGTACAGTAAATTTGGATTACGGTCCTTCTACAAGTAACCCTGATGGTGCTCCTGATTTTGCAGATGTTGAAGTTGGTGGCGGAGGTCTTCCGGGAAGTCCTTATGCTCCTAACATTGCAGTGGCAGCTGAGGATCCACACAACCCAGCAAACATTCCAGCAGCAGGTGTTGAAGCAACTCAACGTAAGCGCGGTGGTGGCGGAGCATTCAATACTCCTCCAGGCGCAAACACTGATGGGTTCGCTGTTCCAAAAGATACAGCAGAGAAAATTAGTAGCCAAAAGATTGGCAGATTGATTTACGGACGTTCAAGCAGCGAGTGATTAGAACATGAGTAAACTATATGATGAAGCGTTGGCAGATGCCAACAAAATTAGAGAATTGGCTGTTCAGGAAGCAAGAAATAAAATCTTGGAACAGATTACTCCTGTAATTCGAAGAGCAATTTCAGCAGAGATTTCTTCTGGAAAGACACTCCTTGAGCAGGAAGAACTTCAGTTTGATGAAACTGAAGACGGTACAGGGGATCTTGGTCTTGATACAGGACTTGATGCTGGAAACACTGGAGCAGATATGAATGCAGCTTCGGTTGAAACGACACCAGCTTCAATGGGTGGAGATGCTTCACCAGCCCCAGTACAACCGCAAAATGATATTGCAGGACTTCAACTTCCAGATGAAGACGGAAAGATTGTTGTTGATTTTGATCAATTGTTTGTTCAAACAGATGACAACGATCCAGAAGCTCTTCCATCTTCAGTTGATGCATCCTCATTGGATGTTGGTGCTCCAGCAGAACAACCAGCATTGCCATCAACAAACACACCAGAGAGTCAAGACGTAAATGCAGCAGCAGGACAAGAGCCTGGAGCAGAAGCCGGTCTTGACACATC